CAGAATTCAGCTACAAACATGTTGATTGAAATCATTAGTGGTACGTTTACAGCTTCTGATACAATTACAAATGGTACTGTAACGGCAGATGTAGATTCGGTAACTGCAGACACAAACCCATACATTGGAACCACTGGATACATTCCAAATAGTACAACTGCATCCACTTATTCTGTTACAAACAGTAATACAGAATCTTTGGCAATCTTTGCTAAGTATCCTGGTACTATTGGGAATTCAGTTTATGTATGTATTGCAAACTCAACAGATTTTGCAAGTGCAACAACCGACGGTACAACTTTGGTTTCGTCATACTTTGATTACAGTCCTTCGACTACAGAAATCGCAGTTCTGGTTAAGTATGATGACGTCATTCGGGAAAAGTACATTCTTTCTCTGGTATCTGGTACGAAGGATGATTCTGGTAATGTCATTTATGTTGATGACTATACACAACGAAACAGTCAATACATTTTAATGTATCGTGGTGGTGCAACTGAAACACCCCCAAGTCTGCAATGGACTGCATTAACCGGTGGCGTGAATAGTACACCTGCTAATGCTGATTTCCAAATTGGTTGGGATCTGTTTGCTAACGTTGATACAGTGACGATTGACATTTGTATTGATGGTGGTACTGTAAACGATACAATGCAGAAGTACATTATTGACAATATCGCTTTAGTTCGCAAAGATTGTATTGTAATTTGTAACTGTCTGAAAGCTGATGTTGTTGGTGCTACTGCTTCTGCTGCTACAAGTGCTTTGGTAACTTACGCATCTGCAACTTTGAATAGATCAACAAACTATGCTGCACTTTATTCCAACTGGAAATATCAGTATGACCGTTATGCAGATAAGTATCGTTGGATTCCAATCTCTGGCGATATAGCAGGAGTTATTGCACGTACAGATTTTGATAGAGATCCTTGGTTTGCGCCTGCTGGATTCAATCGTGGTGCGATTAAGAACTATTCCAAATTGGCATACGCACCAAATCGTGCACAACGTGATACACTTTACAAAAACCGTATTAATCCAGTTCTTGAAATTGCTGGACAGGGTGCAATCATTCTTGGTCAGAAAACTTTACAGACACGTCCAAGTGCGTTTGATCGTCTAACAGTAAGACGGTTGTTCCTTATTTTGGAACGTAATATCCAACAGATGGCTCAATTCTTTATGTTTGAAAAGAACAATGATCGATCTAGATCACAATTTGTTAGCACTGTAACACCATATCTTGAGCGCATCAAAGGTGCTGAAGGTATATACGACTATGCGGTGATTTGTGATAGCAGCAACAATGGTTCGTCGGTTGTTGATGCAAATCAATTCATCGCCGACATTTATATCAAACCTGCTAAGGACGTTGAATTTATTGAACTGAACTTTGTTGCCGTTGGTACAAACGTAGAGTTTTCTGAAATCGTTAAGCAGTGATAACCTCTCCGTAAATACGTGAGAGGTGAATGATGAACGTTCAAATTTGCAATCTTGTATTAACAAAAAATGGCGGTCTGAAAGCTATGGCCGCAACTGAATCTTTCTATAATAATCGCAAAGATGTATTACAGCATATACTAAATCAAACTACATTTCTCAATTCAAATGCTTCAATTCCATGTAGATTGTTTCATATCATAAAGAATGTTGACAGCGTTCCTACATGTAAAGTTTGTGGCAATAAAGTTGAATTCTTGAAATTCAATCGCGGGTATCGAGAAACTTGTTCTAGTTCTTGTCTAAACAAATTACGGAAACTTGAATCCGAATCGAAAAAACAAGGATGGAATGGTAGACGCGAATTGATGTCAACACTGTATCATATCGATCAAGAGTTTAAACCATGTGAAATCGATCAAGTGAAAGTTTTTGTACAACTGAAGATGAATAGTAAGCATATCGTGTTTACCAATAAAGAACTTATCGATAGTACAGATTTGATAAAGTCGATCGTATACTACACTCAAGACATTCCGGTCTATACAGATAGAAATACACATTGGCAACAAAGATTCTATCATATACTAAACGATATCACAAAGATTCCGACGTGTTCTATTTGTGGAAAAAATTTGAATTTTAATGGAAAACGTACATATCATGATTGTTCATGTAAGAGATCAACAAAAATTTCAGATAAAAAAGTTGTAAGAACATTTGTGAAAATTGTAGATAAGATGTCGATGCTAGGTGTCAAACAAAAACTGATAACGTATATACCAAACAGAGCTACCATTGAATGTTGTATATGCAAGACAGTTTTCACGCGTACATTGTTAGGCGCATATCCTGTACATGCACAAATGAGATGCCCAAAATGCAATCCGACATATACAAAATCAAAAATGGAATACACCATTGTTGAACATTTGCAAACCGATGGATTTTCAGTTATACATGGATACAAACTGAAAAACACTGCAAGCACGCAATCCCGTTCATACAAAGAAATTGATATCTATCTTCCAGAATTCAATATAGGTATTGAAGTAAACGGCGAACGGTGGCATTCTGAAAATTTTGGTGGTAAGAACAAAAATCATCACTTAGATGTATTACAGTATTGTAAAGATCATGGTGTTCGATTGTTACAGTTTTGGCATTCAGAATGTACAAACAAGTTAGACATAGTTCTATCTATCATTAAAGCCAAATGTGGTAAGTTTGCTAGAAAGATACATGGTAGGAAATGTAAGATTGTAGAACTTGATTCCAAAGAAGCAAATGGCTTTCTAAAGGCAAATCATTTACAGGGTGAGTGTAAGGCTAGTCGGTACATTGGACTGGCTTACAATGACGAAATTGTGTCTGTCATGGCAATTGGTAGACGTAAGATAACTGGATCTTCTCAGCTTGAAGTTATACGGTTTGCATCTAGTTTGAATACTCAAGTTCATGGCGCACTTACAAAACTTCTAAGCTATGTGAAATCAGATATTAGAGAACCTTTAACATCTTATGCTGACAACCGATATGCAGATGGGAATGGATACTTATCTTGCGGATTTGAAAAGATTAGAGATACAGATCCGTCTTACTATTATGTCAAAGGTGAAGATGTATTCCATAGGTTTACGTTTCGCAAAAACGTATTGTCTGACAAGTTAATCGAGTTTGATGAGAATCTAACAGAATGGCAGAACATGCAAAACAATGGATTTGATCGAATTTGGGATTGTGGACAATCGGTTATGGTTTATAATGTAAATACATAAAAGGAATATCAAAGGAGTAATGACATGAACTTATCTGATTTCACATCACGATTTTCTAGTGATGGATTTGCTAGAGCTAACACTTATGAATTTACAATTGATGGTGGTGGTTGGGGCGGAGCCGAAAAATTGAAATTTCTTGCGAAGTCTACACAAACACCGTCCATGAATGTCGGTCCGATTGACGTAAACTATATGGGTATGATTTATAAAGTAGCTGGAGATGTTACATTTGACGACCTTACAGTTACTGTAATGGCAGATAATGATTATACTGTGCGTGACGCGTTTGAATCGTGGATGGCAAAAATTAGAGCACGCGGTGCGTCTACGGGTGGAGTTCCTAGTACATATAAAGCTCATGCAAAAGTTAAACTTTTGAAATATGCAGATGAAACAATTTCTGCCGTTTATACCTATGTTGGATTGTTTCCAATTAGTTTATCAGCAATTGATCTTTCTTATGATTCTCGTGATACGATTGCAGAATATACAGTAACGTTTTCGTATGACTATTGGAATACTTCTGACGGAACGGAACGAGTTGATACAGCCTAATGAATCTATCAACCTTCAAAGATTCGTTTGGTGATATTTTGCGGGTCAACCGATTTCGTGTTGACTTCGCAAAAATTTTCACAATAAAGCCAGCAAACACTTCTGCGTTAGGTGCTGCTAGCAAGTTGGTTGATAAGGCGCTGTCAACTTCATTAGATCCTAAAGATACTGTCAATACATTAATCAAATCCTGTTCAATACCGTTTTGGACTTACTCAGTGGGTGAACAAAACACAAACGGGACATCAAGAAAATTTCCAACTAAGCATGACTTTGATAGTGTTACGTTTACATTGCATTGTGATGACAAGTATAAAGTATTGAATTATTTCACCTATTGGCTAGCAAGTATTAAAAG